TAATGAGCATTTACTACTCGACGATGCTGGCGGCGATCTTGGCCACCTGCTCGTCGGCGTGCGTGCGTGGATTGCGGGCGTAGGGAATCAGCGCCTCGACCTTGCGGTACTCGACGTTGAGCGTGGTCAGAATAGGTTCCTCGAAAAAGAAAACCCGCCGACGGAAAACCGTGGGCGGGTTCGTGATGGGTGCGGACTGGAGCGGGTGCAAACTGCAAACCCTGCAAACCTAGGTTTGCAGCCTGACGCTAAAAAAGCGCCGCGCTCGCGCCCCCCGCATTGCTTTCTGGCCAGGAAGGACCCGTCGAAAAGGCCCTGGCCGTCGCGGGCCGGAAACGACAAAGGCCACAGATCGCTCCGTGGCCTTCACGCACCCAATGCTCGCAAGATTAGCCGTAATACTAGCGAAAAAGCCTCAGGATGTTGCACGCCAAAAAGTGGCTGAAGCCCGCAGAGTTACGCAGGATTCCCAACGGCTTCGCGACGGTACGCAACTACACGCAACGTCAGCGCGCATTGGCTGCTACGCCATCTCTCTTCGCCGCTCGTAGCTGCTCGACAACGATCTCCAATGCCGTCTGCCAACGACGCCAGGCAGTCGTGCGGTCGCAGCCAAAGCGGCAGCAGACCTCCTTCCATGGGTAGCGTTGTGCCCGCATCCAGACGAGGTGACGCTGTTCCTCCTCCAGCCACTGGACCCAGCGCATCGTCTCCAGCATCCGGTCGATGGCAGCAGGGTCGGGAGGAAAGCGGCAGACCCGTGGCTCGGTTCCCAGGTTTTCCCACGGCATGCGCTTGATCGCTGGCCAGCAGTTGAAGTAGCCCTGCACCCGAACCGGCGGAAGGCGGTGGGCGGTTCGTGCGGCCTCGATGAACCGGTCGGCCACGGTCTCGATCGTCCAGTCAGCCATGTCGATGCTCCTTCGGCCCGTACAGCCGTTCACCGATCCGGCGTAGCAGTTCGCGTTCGACCCAGTCGAGCCGTGCATCGTCTGGTGAGATCACCAGGATTTGTTGCTCACGCCAGCCCTCGCGTTTGATCTGCTCCGGATCAGGTCGAGGATCAGGCTGCAGGCGAGCCAGGGCACAGCGGTAGGTGGGAGTCGGAACCTTCATCTCACACCTCCTGTGTCTCGATGACCCAGTGCAGGAGTGCAATGGCATCGGCTTCGTTGTCATCGGCAGGCGTGTGGCCACGCATCTTCGCTGCAGCGATCATCTGGTCCTTGCTGGCGTTGCCTTTGCCGGTGGCGTGTTTCTTGATGGTGCCGACCGGAATGCCCTGATAGGGGATCTGGTGGTGCTCGCACCAGGCAGTGAGGTGGGCCATGAATCCGCCGTAGGCGTGTGCCGCATCGACACCGGCATGGCGACGGACCTCCTCGAAGTACACGGCGTCGATGCCATCACAGGACTGCTTGATCTCGGTAAGCCAGCGCTTGAAGCGGAGGTAGCGCATGCCGCCACCCTCGAAGCGCTGCGGCTTGAAACATTCCGACCCGCTGGTCACGGCGCCTTCGTGGTCGCGCACAGCCCAGCCGGCCTGGGTACCAAGGTCCAGTGCCAGGATCGACGGCACGGATGGCCGCCGATGGTCTGGTGCCGGGTGGCCGGTAAGCCCCTGACGTAGGGTAGAGGGACCCTCTGGTCCCTCTCCTACGTAGTAGGAGGGGGAGTTTTCGCCAACTGGAGAAGTGGGAAAAGCCCAGCAGCCACGCGGGTTTGCGCCAGTTGGCAAGTTGGCAGCGTTGCCAACTGCCAACTGCGGGGCGACCCCGGCAACGCCATGATTTTCCTGGGATTCCAGTTGGCAGGAGTTTGCCAACTGCGGGTAGTTGGCAAGGACATGGGTGCAGTTGGCAACGGCGCAGCCAACTGCCGATTGGGCAATGTTCATGAGGCCTCCGGGTCGTTCAGTTCGTCGTGGTAGACCCACACGTCAGGGTTCTCGACGGGCATCGAGGCGCCGGAATGCAGGCACTTGTAGTGGGTGGGGAGCACCGTGTGCTCGCGCATCGGCAGCTCGCCGGTGGCCTTATCGACATCGCCCGCTGGCACGCGCAGCACCATGCCCTCGACGCAGAGATAGCCGAACTTGGTGCGGCCGCTGGAGGGCAGACCGTAGTCAGACGCGTTGCGGAAATACTTGATGTAGCCCTGCGTCGAGAGCGCGGAAACGCGTTCGCGGATGGTGCGCTCGCCGCCCAGGCCGGCCTTGCCCTCGAAGGACTCCGCGAACTGGTTGGCGGTGTAGCAGCGCCCGTTGCCTGCTTCCTCGAACAGGATCTGAAGGATTGCGTCGCGCTTGCGGCGGCGCTCGGCATCCAGTCGCTCGCCATAGTCCTTCATCACCAGCCGCTCGTTGGCATCGACCTCGCGCCACTCACCGTTGATCTTGTCGACATGCCTTTGCGGGATACCTGCACCGTTGCGCAGCTCAAAAATGAGCTGGCGAGTTGTGCGCGTCTCATCCGGCCGGAACAGCAACATCCCAGTCGAGTAATAACCTCGCAGACTTCCCGCGCCAGCCAGCGCCTGGAACGGGTCTTCCTCGAACTGCTTCTTGCCGAGCTTCTTCGTGTGGTGGGCGAGGATCACCCCGGCGTCCGGATTGACCGCTTGGCGAATCCGTTCCACCCGCTGGGACAGGAAGAACAGCATGGCGCCGTTGTCGTTCTCGCCACCGGCATCGCCGCCGTCGAACACGTTGCGGATTGGGTCGATGGCGATGATGTCGGGAGGCTCGCCGCCGAAGGCGTTCGTGATCGCGGGGATCACCTGCGCCAAACCGGCGTCATCGAGCACCAATCGCAACTGCGGCGTGGCGACGAAGTTGGCGCGGGCGTCCATAAGCCGGTGGGACGGCAGGCGGACATCCTTCACCCGCTCGCGCAGGTAGTGGTACTGGACCTCGGCCTGCAGGTAGAACACCCGAAGTGGACGGGGTGGGTGCATGCCAAGAAATGCGGCGCCAGCAGCCATGTGCGCCAGCCACGACAACAGGAAGTCACTCTTGCCGACCTTGGGCGCTCCGCCGAACACCAACATGCCTGCCGGTGTCAGCACGCGCGGTGAGATCAGATCGGGTGGCAGCGGTGATCTGTCGTCGAGCAGTTCGCCGAGCGTGACGGTGGGCAGTGAGGGAGCCGCTGCCTTGACCACACGGCGATCGCCCTGAGCGATGAATATCGCGCAGTCGAACCCCTCATCCACGGCGTCGGCGGCGTCCCACTTGGCAGGCTTGTCGGTCGGTGGCACCAGAATGGCCACGGATGTGCTGCCTGCAGCCACGCAAGCACGCGCGGCGCTCTCGGCGTAGTCCCAGCCGGGCGCATCCCGGTCCGGCCAGATGACCACGGATTTCCCGGCCAGTGGAAGCCAGTTGGTTTTGTCCACAGGCGCCTTGGCGCCGTTCATCGCGGTTGTGGCCGCAATGCCGCTGGCGATCAGCGCTTGCGCACACTTCTCACCCTCGACAAGAACGACTTCTCGGGCCTTCGAGATGGCTGGCAGGTTGTAGAGTGGTCTGGGATCGGGTGCGCGCCACATGCGGGCGCGAACATCCCAAGGTCGATATTCCTTGCCCGTCGGCGGGTCGTACCGGTAGACGCAGGCGATAAGTTCGCCCTCAGGTGAAAAATAGTCCCACTTGCCGGTGTAAGCACCGAGGTCGTCCACCGGCATGGCGCGGGCCTCGCGGCGCATTGGCGTGCCAACCGGAGCAGCAATGCCGAGCCACTGCCGGATTTCACCGGCGATACGTGGGAAGTCGCTGCGGGCGCAGCGCCCCTGAGACCGCGCCCACAGATCGATGACATCACCACCCTCGTCGGTGGAGAAGTCCTTCCAAAGGCCGCGTCGAGAACTATCGAGCTCAACCACCAGGCTTTTGCCCGGGTTGCCATCGACGTCACCGACGTAGAACTTGCCATTCCGGATGCGTCCATTCGGAAACAGGTAGTGGAGGACGGCCTCGAGGCGGTCCAGGAGTCCTGCACGCAGCGCATCGGTATCGGAAACCAACTCGTCGCGCTGCTCTGGGGCGTCATTGAAATCGAGCCAGATAATGTTGTCGGCCATCATGTCGAACCCCAGCAGCGGTCTTGCCAGGGGCAGAACTTGCACTCGACATGGGTCGGCGTGGTCGCATGGCGCGGCAACAACTCCTGGCTGTCCGTTGCCGTGATGACCCGAACCGCACGATCGGACATCCGTTGTGCCAAGCCGCCGTCGAACGGCACCAACTCGAACCAGATCTCCTCTGAATCCTTGTTGATGGCGGTAAACAACGCCGGGTTGGCAGAGATACCCGGGATGCTGGCCTCCATGTAGGCCTGGTAGACAGCCATCTTGCCCAATGTCAATTACTTTTTAACATCAATGACAATTACATTTTAACATTGGTAGAGTGGCCACCCTACTCGGTCACCATCTCTGGAGCGTGGTGATTGCTCGGCGTATCC